AAGATGCACAAGTTCCAAATGTATATTCTCACTATGCAGACTTTGTTATGGAAACATTACTTATGAAAGTAATGCCTATAATGAAACAACAAACTAATTTAAATTTAATACCTACGTACTCGTACGCGCGCGTGTACGAGAAAGGATCTATATTAAAGAGACATAAAGATAGACCATCTTGTGAGATATCTACTACATTAAATCTAGGTGGTGATCCTTGGGCTATCTATTTAGATACAACAGGAAGTAATAACGTAATTGATGAATATAAGAATATAATGAAACCAGATGCACCAAAAGGTATAAGAGTGGATCTAGAACCAGGTGATATGTTAGTATATTCTGGTTGTGAATTAGAACATTGGAGAGAAGAATTTACTGGTAACATTTGTGCGCAAGTTTTCTTGCATTATAACCATGTAAATGGACAGTTTGCAGATTCCAATTTATATGATAAAAGACCTTTGTTAGGATTACCACCATTCACTAAAGTAGTGTAAATCAACAAATCTGGTGGTATAAGAATAGCTTATGCCAATTAATAAACTACAATTTAGACCAGGAATAGATAAACAAAATACTCAATACGGAGCAGAAGGTGGTTGGGTTGATTGTGATATGGTCCGTTTTAGATACGGAGTTCCTGAAAAGATAGGTGGTTGGGAACCTGCCGTTGGTACTAATTTAATTGGTGCTGCAAGAGATATTCACACATATACAGATTTAGCAGGAGACTCATTAGCTATCATTGGTACAGATAGAAAACTATATACTTATTACGATAACAACTTTTATGACATCACACCTTTATCAACTACTATTCCAGCAGTATTTACATTCACATCAGCAACAACCATTGTAAACGTTCTTGCAACATCTAATGGTGCAATCGCTGGAGACTTTGTTACATTTTCAGGAGTTACTGGAGTAAGCGTTGTAAATATTACTAACACTAATATGGCTCAAGAATTTGAGATTCAAAATATTATAGATTCTAATAACTTTACAATAAATTTAGCTAATACTGCAATAGAATTTTACGTAACACAAAAAACTGTCTATGCTTGTGAAGAAGTAACCAAGGATGATCCAATAAAAGTACAACAGATATGTAGTAAAAAATGGAGAAGAAAAGAATGAAATACTTTTTAGTTTGCTTGGCAATGGTAGCTGTAACAGCCTATGGTGTTGGCTTTACTCAAAAGGCTTGTGCTCAAGGCACTACTGTAGTCTTACCTGATGGTACAATGTTGGTATGCACTACCTTTGGTACTATTGTTGAATGCATGAAGATATGAGGACTTTAGTTCTTGACATCGAGACTAACCTAGCACACGATAAGATCTGGTGCTGTGTTACCTTGGATAGAGAAACTAAAGAGATGAAGACTTGGACAGAACCTGCTGGTTTGAAGGAGTACTTGGATGGATTTGATACTATTATCGGACATAACCTTATTTCTTTTGATGCTCCTATTCTTAATAGAGTTTGGGGAACCAGGATTCGCAAGTCGCAAGTGGCTGATACCTTGTTACTGTCTAGGCTTTCTAATTCTGCTAGGGATGGTGGTCACTCTCTAGATGCTTGGGGTACTGCTGCAGGCCTAGAGAAGATAGAGTTCTCAGACTTTGATGGTGGCTTAACAGATGACATGATTGTGTATTGTCAGCGAGACGTTGAGCTAACCAGTAAGGTGTATGACATTCTCGTAGCAGAGATTGAGAAGAATAAGATCAGCCAAGACGCTGTGAAGTTAGAGTATGAAGTACAAGTAATCTTATCGGAGATGGAGAAGAATGGATTCAAGCTCGATATACCTTACGCACAGACATTGCTCTGTGAGATTAAGACCGAGATGGCAGAGATTGAGGAGGCCTTACAGAAAATCTTCCCACCAATTGTTACTGAACGTGTATCTGAGAAGACTGGTAAACGGCTCAAGGATGATGTTGAGACATTTAATGTTGGCTCACGTCAACAGATCGCCTCTCGCCTTATGTCTAAGGGCTGGAAGCCGACAAAGAAAACTGAGAAGGGACAAGTTATCGTCGATGAAGCTGTACTTAGTGAGGTATCTATTCCAGAAGCAGTACCCATAGCACGTTATCTTACGTTACAAAAGAGAGCTTCACAATTAGATTCATGGTTAGAACATTTAAGAGAGGATGGAAGAGTTCATGGTAAAGTCATTGGTTTTGGTGCTGTTACTAGCAGGGCTACTCATTCTAGTCCTAACATGGCACAAGTCCCTGCGACTAGGGCAGTCCTGGGAAAAGAGTTTAGGTCTTGTTGGACGGTGGAAAGCGGAAACGTACTGGTGGGTATTGACCTTAGTGGTATTGAACTTAGATGCTTTGCTCATTATCTTAATGATCAGGAATACATAGATGAGACAGTTAACGGTGATGTCCACACGAGAAATCAGCAGGCTTTCGGGGTTGAAACGAGAGACCTTGCAAAGACTGTCCTTTATGCGACTCTGTACGGAGCTTCCCCAGCCAAGATCGGTAAAGTTATTGGTGATACTCCGAAGCGTGGAGCCGAGATTATTGGCAATTTCTGTAAAGCAGTGCCAGCGTATGAAAGACTTAAATCCAAAGTTGAAAGGCTTGCTGAAAAGGGAACACTACCTGGGATTGGTGGTTATCAGCTTAAGGTCAGGTCGAGTCATTCGTCGCTCAACACGTTACTTCAAAGTGCAGGGGCAATCATCTCTAAGCAGTGGCTTGTTCAGCTCACGAAGAACCTCAGAGCTAAAAAGATACCGTACAAGCTTGTTGCATGGGTACACGACGAAGTACAGATCGAGACTCCTCGTGAATACGGAGATCTCGTAGGCGAAGTGGTTGTTCACTCTGCTGCAGAAGCAGGTGAGATATTGAAGTTCCGTTGTCCAGTCGGGGCTGAATATGGTGTGGCAGAAAACTGGGCAGGTTCTCATTAATTGTGGTATAATAGTAGTTCTAACAGAAAGGATGTATATGAGTAATTTTAAACCTATTACCGTAGAAGGTACGATTCACTGGGCATTCTTAGACCGTTTGCCTGAGCAAGGAAACAAGTATCAAGCTGACGTTTGCAATCTATCTGACAAGGCTGTTAAGGCTTTGGAAGAGTTTGGTGTAAAGATTAAAAACAAAGGTGACGCACGAGGCAATTATGTTACAGGTAAGTCTACTAAGGAAATCATTCCTTTGGACGCTACTGGTAAACCTCTTGACCTCAAAGGTGCTTTGGTAGGTAACGGCAGTAAAGCTAAAGTAGTTCTCGGCTTCTACAGTCATGCGTACACTGCCAAGTATGGTACAGGTGTTGGCCTCAATCGTTTGACAATCACAGACTTTATCCCTTACGGATCAGGTGCTATGACTGAAGACGAATTGATGGACGACGTACTATAATGCACGTTCTCATTGATGGTGACATTATCGGGTATCGAATCGGGTTCTCCACTGAAGAGGAGAATGAGAAGATTGTTGTCTCTCGTGTTGCCACCTTCATTGAGACTATGCTCTGGGAAGATCTCGATGCTGAGACTTACCAGGGCTACCTCACAGGTAAAGGTAACTTTAGAAATGACATCGCAGTTACTGCTCCGTATAAGGGAAACCGCACAGCTCCTAAGCCTAAGCACCTCCAGTTTATTCGAGACTATCTTGTCTCAGCCTGGGACTTCAAGATCTCTGAAGAGCAAGAAGCAGATGATGAGATTGCGATAGCTCACGTTGAGCATGAGTACAAAACAGTAATTGCAAGTATTGATAAAGACTTCCTTCAGCTTCCTGGTAAGCATTGGAATTTTGTTAAACGAGAAATGGTGGAAGTATCAGAAGATGAAGCTATTCTTAACTTTTATAGACAGGTACTGACAGGTGACAGAGTTGATAACATCATTGGCCTCAAAGGTATCGGCCCTGTTAAGGCTGACAAAATCCTCGCCCATTGTACGAGTGGAGCAGAAATGTATCTTGCTTGTATCGAAGCGTACCAAGGAGCAACAGATCGAGTCATCGAAAACGCAAGACTGTTATGGCTCAGACGTACCCCAGGAGAACTCTGGGAACCTCCCACCGAAGGGATATAAATGATTTTATTACTTAACAATCACGGACATCCAGACGAAAGGTTCAACGAATATGTTCAACGAGCTTCTCAATTTTATGCTGAGCAATTATTCCCTAAGCAGCTCCTTAGACATATCGTTGTGTCTATTAAGTTTAACAAGCATTTGGATGCTTATGGATACACTAGTGTTGAGAAAAGAAACACAAGAGGACAGGCAAGGGAATTCTTAATTGAATTACACCCTTACATTTCAGGTAAACAGATTTTAAAAACACTTGCACATGAATTTGTGCATGTAAAACATTATGTATATGAGGAATTAGATGAAGCCCAGACGCAATGGCAAGGCCAACCCTTCGACAGTGATGCAGTGGACTATTACGAACTGCCTTGGGAAATCGAAGCCCATGGAAGAGAAGCTGGATTGTTTACAGGTTTCGCTAAAAAGGAATCTCTTTGGAATGTCTTTGAAAGTGTCGTCAATCCTGACACCCCTGTCGAACCTGTTCCGATAGGATGGCTGAATGAAGACACGTTAAGCACAACAAAAAGGCCTA